GGGATCTTTCTTTGGCCGGCAGTTCGCCGTCCAACATCATGCAGAGAGGAGCTCCCTTTGAAACGCAAGAATCTCAGGAGGCTCTCCAAGCTGATGGAAAGTCAGTCAGAAGAGTACATGCAGCCCGAGTGGCTTCTATACTTCGACGGCTGGCTGTCGCCAGTGGCAACGGTGCCACTAGCGTGCTCGGCTGTGAAGCCGAACGTCTGTCGTTATCTGTACGCAGACCTTCGAGAGCGGCTCGTGAGAGCTGGCTTATCGAAGCCATGACAGTTGGGTCGTGGGATCGCTCATCTCCTCACCTGGTGGGACATGAGATTTCTGAGGGGTCCTATCTGGGGACTATCGAGACACGAAGCTGGAATGGGGCCGACAGGCCCCAGACTGAGCGAATCGTCCTTCCAAAGAGGCGTGTTGTCTCCCGCAGAGCCGGGGTGGTTAGGAAGGTTCCCGTAGCTTATCGCGACCCGAAAGGGAAGTGGAAGTGGAGGTGGGAGCTGAAATTCATCCCCGGCAAAGAGCGTGTGTATCTTATAAGACCCTACAGTGGGGACTTACCTCCGCCTTCCCGGCGGAGCGACTTAGAGCACGCCTATACGTTAACGTATCGGCGCGGCTCAAGTGAAGATGTGCTGTTCCAGAACGGCTACATATGGGACGATGAAGCCCAGCAGAACGTGTGGAGTACGATACTCTATAATTCTGTTCAGTGCAACGCTGGTGCCTCAGGGACCAACGGGCCGAGTATGTGGTCGCAAGTAGTCGACGATAATGATCAAATCAAGCTCGTCGCTAAGCTTCGTGAGAAGCTTCAGGGGTCGGACTTTAATATGTCCGTGCTTCTAGGAGAGGGCCACCAAACCCTCAGGATGATTGCAGACAGTGCTATACGTATCCGCAAGGCTATGTATTATCTGCATCGCGGGGACGTGGCGGCTTCCGCCCGTTCTCTCTTCGAAGGGACCTCCCGGTCCCCTGTGAAGACCTATGGACCCGCTTTTGGGAAATACTCCCGGGGCCATTCCCGCACTATGGCAGCTAACTGGCTTGAACTCCAGTATGGATGGCTGCCGCTCCTCAACGATGTTTATGACGGTGCGCAAATGTTGGCGCACCAACTCGCTGAGGGACTACAGATGCGCGTGAGCGTATCTCTTACTAGGAAGGCTAAAGGTCGCACCTTCAGCGATCAGGGTGTGCACTTTACGTGTCTCACCCCCTCTCCGTATCCCTGGATCCCCGAGGGGACAGGGTGCCCACTATACAAGGGGTTTATTACCGAGTATAGTGTCGAGCATGTACGTAAGTTGACAGTTTATGTCAACGAGAGACCTTCCCTCCCAGCCGCATTGGGCCTTACCGACCCGATGCAAGTTCTGTGGGAGAAACTTCCTTGGTCATTTGTTGTTGATTGGTTTATGCCGATCGGCCAATGGCTTGAGGCAAGAGGGGTGTCAAGCCTCTACCCGGGGATTTACATTACCTCTAACCGCGTGAAGAGACAGGCGCTTAGTCCGATGTTGGTAACATCGGATGCGAATAACCTGTCGTACGGGTACCCGTCGTATTATAAGATGGTCCCGAACCGGAATTCCATTCTTTTGGCTCCCGGTGACTCTCGCGCAAGTCAGTATGCGTTCGACTACTCTAGGGTGGTCTCAGACGCTCCTGATGTGCCGATTCCGGCACTTAAGTCGCTTGCCAGCGTGCCTTCTTGGCGCCGTTGTGCAAATGCTATCTCCCTACTCGCTCAACAGTTCGGATCTTAGGATCTGTCTGTGGGTAGGATACGTAAACCTTTCTTTTAACTAGGAGCAGGATAATGTCCGCTCAAGCAGATATCGTCGTATTCGACGGAGCAGCAACCCCCGTGAGTCACACGTTGGTCCCCCAGGAAACTGGGCGGCTTGACGACGGCTCGCTTTCGGCTTTGTGGCGTGAACAAATCACGACCCTGTCAGAAGCGGCCCAAGTGAGATTGACTGCCAGGAAGCGCAAGCTGGCCTCTGGAGTCTCACGGTTGGCAGTCCGTATCGAGGTCCCCATTATGGAGACTCCGTCGGGCGGGACGATCGCAGGGTACACGGCC